CGGGATCAAGGGGAAATAGGGAGATAATAAAAAGTGCTCTCTAAATTTAGGAAGATCGAGCCAGCATTTTGGACCGATGAAAAAATGTCCCTCCAGGAACCCGATGTAAAATATTTAGCCCTATACCTTCTTTCCTCCCCTCATTCCAATGCTGCGGGCTGTTATTATTTACCACCTGGCTATGCCTGCGCGGATTTAGGATGGACCATAGAGCAGTTCACGCAGGCTATAAAGAAATTAGAGGATATAGGCTTTGCCCTCTACGATGCCCAAACCAGGGTTGTATTCCTGCCCAATTATCTGCGCCATAACAGGCCGGAAAATCCTAAATCATTACAGACAATACAGAATGCCCTCGCTTCCTTACCTCGTTGCGAACTAACAGAACAAGCAATAGCAACCGTTCAAGAATTATATCCGAACTTTTTCCGAACAACTTCCGAACCAAAACCGAACCGAAACCGAACCGAAACCGAACAACTTCCGAACCAGACCCCCCACGAGAAAGAGATAGAGAATGAGATAGAGAATGAGAATGAGATAGAGATAGAGAATGAGATAAATAAAAAACATATGTGTGTTTCCACTAAGGAAGATAAAAAATCTTTTACCTATTCAGAGGATTTCGAAAATTTCTGGTCTATTTACCCCCGCCGAATTGAAAAACGCAAGGCCTATCGTGCCTGGCAGGCCCGCCTGAAGGAAGGGATCCTGCCCAATCTACTGATTACCTGTGCCCAGAATTATGAGAAATATGTGCGCTTAAAGGGCACGGAGGAGCGGTTCATTAAGCACCCGGCTACTTTTCTGGGCCCGGACCATCCCTATGAGGACTGGAAGGAGCCGCCACCGGACAGTCCTATCCCCAAGATGGGGAATGTGGCCGCCGGCCTGATGAGGTGGGCGGATGAGCATGAGAAGGAGGAAAAAAGGGAATGAAAAAATCTGAGGCCGCCCGCCTGTTAGCCGTAATTTCCGAGGCCTGGCGTGGTGTGGAGGTGCCGGAAACTAAAATCGCCATCTGGGCCGAAATGCTGGCCGACGTCCCCCTCGAAATTGCCCTCCGTGCCGTGAAATATCTTATCGCCACCGGCTCCCGCTTCCCCCCGGCCATAGCTGAAATCAGGCAGGCCATCGTAGAGATTAACTCGCCGGAGGTATATCAGATTAATGCCCTGCAGTCCTGGCACGAGGCCCTGGTGATTACCGAGAACTACGGCCGGGCTGAGGGTATGGAGAAGCTCTCCCCCTTAACCCGTGAAGTAGTAGAGGCGTTAGGGTGGGAGGAAATTCAGAACGGTGACCGGGATGTGGTCCGGGGGCACTTTCTGAAGTTCTTTGCCATGGCCAAGGAGCGCTGGCTGAAGGAGCAATTACTGCCGGCCGATATGAAACCGGCCCAATTTAAATTGCCGGAACCACCAAAGCGCAAGCCCGTGCAGCTCCTTCCCCCTATGAGTGAGGAGGAGGCCCAGGCCAAGCGCAGGCGATTTCTGGATGCAGTAGCTGGGATGACGAGGGAACTGGAGGAAAAAATGAAAATTAAGGAGGCGAAATGACAAAGTCTGAAGCCAGAACCGTTATTGCAATAATGTTAACCGCACATGGCAATTGTCTTATTTGCGCTCGTAGCTTATTAGGGAAATTTGCGAAATATTTTCCTCAATTTGCTGATCTTGCCGAAAAGGAGTTTGAGAGGTCTTTAAAATTAAGCGAATTAGACAAAGAGAAAGTAAAATGAACCTTGAGGAATATAAAACCCAATTCGCCCGTGTCCTCGAGGATGTTCGAGCCCTTAACTGGATAAGCGGGGACATTATCGCCCAAGCCGTAACCCAATTCGGCACCTCCGTCCTTCCTGATTTTGCCTCGTTAGCTCACCGCTCCACTATGTGGGCCCGTCAGGTGGCCCAGGTAGCGATGACATTCCCGGAGGAATATCGCTACCCCGATGTGCCCTGGTCGTTATATTTAAAAGTAACGCAGCGGGCAAATAAACTATACAGAGATCCCGTGGGGCTTTTAGAGGAAGTCCTTGCCAATGAGGGATCGGAAAGGGATTTGGCGAAGATTGGTGCGGATACCGAGGAAATTAAGATGCACAAGGTCTGTCCTTGCGGGGTGAAAATTTCTTTTACCTGTCCGGGGGATATGGCCGGATTAGAAATTCACTGCCCGATATGCGGGGAAAAATTAGGAATAGTGGAAGAGGTGAAATAGATGAAAATCTATATTATTTGCCCTGTGCGGGGGTTAAATGAGAATTGGCGAAGTGGACTTGAAAATTATGTCAAACTTCTGGAAAGCCAAAGACACGAAGTACATTTCCCACCTCGTGATGTCAATCAAGATGATAGGACGGGATACAATATCTGCGAAGCTCACAGAAAAGCGATGGAGGAAGCCGATGAGATTCATGTCGCTTGGGACGGAAAAAGTGAAGGTTGCCTCTTCGATTTAGGAATGGCCTTTGCTTTAAAGAAACGAATCAGTGTTATTACGGGATACTTCCCACGGCCTACCCCCCATAAATCATTCGCCTCTATGGTCTGGGCCTGGGAGGCAATCTTTAATGGATACTAAGTGGGAGCGTCCAGAATGACTGAGGTGCGAGTAATCAAGATTACGAACTGTAAGGAATGTCCATATAAGGGTCGCTCTATTACTCATCGATTACCCTTTTGCTGGAAGGCAAACAAGTATCTTGAGAGCGGAAATTGTGCTCCACCTGATTGGTGCCCTTTGCCCAAGGAGAAAGAATGATACCCCCTTATCATGTAGGTGGAACTTATCCTGCCCCCCTTCCTCTAAATATCGGGGAAAAGAAGCCCAAGAGAAAAAGCGACAGAAAGGCGTTAGAAAATAAATTAGATACCTTATGGGCTAAAGCAGTAAAGGAAAAATTCAATAATAGGTGTGCCATTTGCGGGACAGATAAAAATCTCCAGGCGGCCCATTTATGGTCAAGGAAAAATAAATCGGTAAGGTGGGATATAAATAACGGCATAGCATTGTGCGCAAGGCACCACTTATTCTGGGCACATAAGGAACCTATGGAATTTGCTAATTTTGCGAAAACCATTCTTGACGAAAAAATCATAGACGAGTTAGAACTAAAAGCTCACCAGGTCACCCATTACTCTATTGACGACCTATTGGAGATTAAAAAGGGCCTGGAAGCCTATCTTGAGGGGGGCCATGCAAATCGACCTTGATCTCGACGAAATGGAAGTCATTACCCAACTCCGCAAGCTTCGGGAACACGGCTGGGGATCTCTGACTATAACAGTTCAGGGAGGAGAGGTGAAGGTGATTAGGAAAGAGGAAATAACAAAGTGTGATGAACAGAAAAAAATATTTGAGGAGATGAAGGAATGACTGAAGAAGAAGCCAAAATCGTAATTGATATTATGCTAACCGCCGATGATTTCTGCCCTGCCTGTGCTGGAAACCTATTAGAGGGGTTCATGGAATATTTCCCTCAGTTTTCTGATCTTGCGAAGGAAAAATACAAAAAAAGTTATGGGAAAAGGGAATTTGAAAAGCGTTTTGAGGAGGTGAAGTAGATGAGACTAATTGAGGATTACCTTTTTTCAATTCAAATGGCCGAGGCAACGGGGCATGCTTTAGGAGAAAAATTAATTGAATTGCTGAAGCCAGTAATTAAAGATTTAACTTTCTATCTGGGATGGGAAGAAGATGGTATAGATGTTATTTGTTTCTTTGCTGAATCCCATTCATGGGATTGGATAAATAAAGAGTCATTGGAAACTGTTATTGTAGAAGTATTTCCAGAACTAAAACATCATCTGAAGACCCCTTCTGGTGTTTATCTGGGAAAGAGGGAAATTTGGAGAGTTAAAAGGATATTAGAGAAATGGAAAGCAAAGATATTAGAGGAATGGAAAGCCCAAGAAGAAGAGGCTGTTAAAAAAGAAATAGGGGGGTGAAGTAGATGATAAAATATTTGAAAGGAGGATTAAAAGATGGAAGAGCGAGATGAATTTTATTATCCCCTGCCCACTTGGGGAACTAAAGTTGTAATTCGAGCTATTCAGAAAGTATTAGCAAGTTTCGTGATTGATCCCATTATCAATGCAGACCCTGAGGTGGCTTGGAAATCATTGGAGAAACAATTGGGAGGGGAAATTGTCAAGTATTTTTCTTACGAGATTCCCCCATTGTCCCTGACCAAACATTATTTTGTTACTGTTAACCGAATTATCAAAGATGTAGATTATTCTCCAGGATGCGTGGAATATATCCTTGAGGCCACGATTTGGCGAATTTCTTTTAGTCCAGAAGAGGGAGTAGAACTTGACGAGGAAAACTATATTATGTGCAGGGTCTTGCACATAATAGCAAATTCCGATGCCTATTCTGTTCCCACTTACGAAATTTCCAAAGCAGGAGAATTATTAGAAACGGGTGCTTTCGACTGCCCACAGTGTGAAGAAAAAATTAAAATTGCTAAGGCAGCCTTACGAGAGGTTGAAAAATTAAGGAATGAAAATAGATGAATTTTATAAAGGAGACGACAGATGAAAGTTCTAAATGAGGAGGGCCAGAAGGAACTCCTTGAAATTCTTAACTCCATTTGTGCCGGTTCCTTTCTCCATGTAAGAACAATTTTAGCGCCTAATAAAACCTATAAATTTACCGGTATTGATGGGAGTCCGTTCCGAAAAGTTATAATTGAAATAGCGATTCCTGATCGCTTCTGGGAAGACCGGGAAGATGTCCTGGGAGCGGGGATACTCGGCTACGAATTTCTCGATGATATTGATTTCAGAGAATTCGTGCAAGAGATTCCAGCGAAAAGAAGAAAGCCCAAAAAGGAGGTGAAATAGAATGGAAATAATAAAAAAGATCATTGGAGGTTGCTTGCTCGCTCTTCCTTTTATTGGAAACTTTCCTCCTGGTGGCCTTTGCATTCGAAGATGGTTTCAAGATTGCTCTAGTCGACTTCAGAGTTTCTCTTCTTGTAATAATTTTGATCATGCTGGGTGCCTGGCTAATTTTCTCATAAAACGGGGGAGATAAAACGGATGATTAAAAATCCTGATAAGTTAATTGAGGAACTTCGCAATGCAATATATGAAACAATTGAACATGGTTTTAAGGCTAATCAGGTGGTTATTGAGGTTTCTGAAGAACGCTCCGCTATCTCTGGGCTTACTTCAATGCCATTGCCGGAGATGAAGTCGGAGACATCAGATATCGGAAAGGATATTTTATGGGCATTCCGATTATAGCGGAGAACATTGATGGATTTAAAATTCTTCTGGAGGCAAAATCAAATGCTCCATAAGACAAAGAAAAAGCGCAAAAATCCAAGTTGCCATCTGCATTCTTGTCCGGATTATGCGAAAATAGTGAATTCTGGAGCCTCAAAGGAGAAATTTAAAGAAAGATGTGATGGTTGTGAATATTTCTGGAAAGATGAGGAGGTGAAGTAATGAGCCCAAAGGAATGGAAATATGGTTGGCGCTGGGAGCATGTAAGTCCTATAACATTTCAATTTCCCCGCCGATGCTTTGAATGTGGGCAGGAAACTTTAAATGGAATTAAATTTGCGAATGGAAGAGAAATTCCGCTATGTGCATCTTGCCAGGAATTTTTGAAGAAAGAGAAAGGAGGTGGAAAAGTAAAATAAAATTTCCCTAAATTGAATAGCCCGGGAGGAGCAACCTGCGGGCATGGCTGAAAGGCCGTGTCCGCTTTTTATTTGATGGGAGGTGATGTGAGTGGATAATCTGACCCGTAAGGAACGGGATATGGAGGAGATCCTATATCTCTACCCCCACCGGTACTGGCACGGGATCAGTATAGAGCAGATGATGTTCGCCAATTATGGACAGGGGCAGGACACCGGTATGCGCCTGATTCAATGGTGTGAAATATCCAGAGCCTTAGACGAGGCCTTAAATCTGAGGGAAAAAGTCTTCGTCTCCTTTACCTACTGGATGGAGGCGGATTGGAAGGAGACCTGCAAGGCATGCAAATTAAGGGAGTGGCAATGGAATCGGTTCAGAAAAAAAGTTTTAAGAAAACTTATAACCTTTCTCGGACTTTAGCACTCTGCTTATATGCCAGGAAAAGTTATACTGGCCTGGAATGCTGGAAATATCCATTTTTCTGCCGGAAGCCGGACAATCTGGTTTGCCCGGAGATCGCCCAGGAATGGTTTGAACATTTAAAACGCTGCAAGAAGCAAGGCGAGGTTCATGACTTTTTTAAGCACTCTGAAAAATATCTCCGGAGATTCCGGGAGGCACTGCCCGAAAACTCGAGAGAAGAGTTCGACCGGTGGAAATCTATGCAAAAATTGACCTGTGAAAAAGTGGCTTCAGAGCTGAAGAAATAAATTATTTTCATTTCACTATTGACAAGCCACGCCAGTTGCGGTAGAAAATATGGTAGAGTGGATTGGTGTGTCTCAGGCCGGACTTTTTAAAGTCACGGCCTTTTTATTGGAAAGTGAGAAGACCTACATGACAGAGTTGCAAAGGGAGCGAAAAAGGGAATATCAAAGAAAATATTATAGAATGCATGCTGAACAGATAAAAGAGTATCACAAAAAGTACCGCCAAACCCACCTTGAGCAAGCAAGAGAATATCGTAAGGAATATTACAAGACCCATCACGAACAGAAAAAAGAAAGGGATAAAAAATATCGTTTAACTCATCCCGAAATTATAAGGGCTAATATTGCTCGCCACCGTATTCGGTTAGAAAATGCCATAGTCGAAGAGGTAAGCCCCAGGGAAATCTTTAAGCGTGATGGTTGGCGTTGCCAGATCTGTGGCGAAAGGGTAAATCCAAAATTAAAATATCCCCATCCTTTTAGTGCATCCCTTGATCATATAATTCCTTTGTCACTTGGGGGAACCCACGAACGGAAGAATTTACAATTAGCTCACCTTAAATGTAATCAGAAAAAGAATAATGGTGGGCAATCAAGAATAAAATTATCTTTAGAGGAGTTGGAGGGATTATCTCTTTGTTTTCCCGATCGAATACTGACACGGTATCATTATTGTGAATATTTAGACTTGAGTGGCCCCGCTCTATGTCCCTTTGAGAAAGGAAATTTTTTTTGCAACAGACTTGGAACTGAACCGTGTCCTTATAGATCGCCTTGGATAGCTTATGAAGAACTCGAATGGTCTATAGATACAGTTCCAAATTTTTTAAGTTGAGTTACCGCCAGTAGGCGGTTTTTGGGTGGGTTAAGGGCGCATATTATTTTATAGGTGGGGCGGGAACCCGCGCCCTTTAAGGCGGTATCCGAACCGGGATGGGGGCCGGCTCTGGCCCGGCAGTCGGATCTTCATCTCCGACCTCCAGCTATGCCCCCCCACCGCCTGAACTAAAATTTTCTAAAAAAAGCGAGAAGACTGAAAAATGGGGAAAGAGGCGGAAGAATGAGAATTTGTGAAATATGTGGTAAGGAATATACCCCCACAAGCAATAATCAGAAATATTGCCCAATTTGTGGGCCCAAACAGGCAAGAAAACGGTATAAAAAATACTATCAAGCTCACCTTGAACAGCGTAAGGAAGTCGCCAGAAAATATGAGCAAGCCCATCGTGAACAAATAAGGGAGTATTATAGGGAATATCGCAAGGCCAACATTGCACGAATAAGAGAATATCAGAAAAATTATCAAAAAGTATGGGCCAAAAATCATGCCGACCGGATCAGAGAATACCGAAAAAAATGTCCTAATCTTTATGCTAGTAAAAAATTTTACCAGACCCACGCTGAGAAAGTAAAACAATATCAAAAAGAATACCACCAAACCCATCCTGAAATTGCTTATACCATCGCTGCTCGCCGCCGTGTTCGATTGGAAAACGCCACAGTAGAGGAAGTGGATCCCCACTATATCTGCAAGCGGGACAACTGGGTTTGCCAGATATGCGGTAAGAAGGTTAATCCTAAATATAAGTGGCCTCATCCCTTGAGTGCAAGTATTGATCACATTATCCCCATATCGAAGGGCGGGACTCATGAGCGAAAAAATTTACAGTTAGCTCATCTTGAATGCAATCTAAAAAAGCATAACGGTGGGCATGATCAATTGAGGTTAATAGGATGAGGCGATGCAAGATATGTTCTCATCCCCAGAGAGCAGAAATAGAGAAGGCAATTATTTCGAACCTGCCATATCGTGCCATTTCCTGCCAGTTTAAAGTTGGTAGAGAAGCAGTTAGGAATCACGCCAAGAATCACATGCAGATCGTAATTGCACCCCCCATAGAGGTCCCTGCCCCCATAGATGCAACGAAAGAGTTAATAGATTGTCTTGGTAAAGTTAAACAAATTCTGGGCGAGGCAGAGCAGAAGGAGGATTTGAGATTGATGCTTGCCTGCATTGCTGAGGCCCGTCAGTTATTGGATACCGGCAGTCGCCTTGCGGTCATTGTGAAGAAAACACAGGAAGAGGAAAGAGTAACTGGAATAGAGATTATATGGCCTTCTACGAACGATACAGAAATGAAAGAGGAGACCTAAAACTTAGATATCAACCCCACTTAGGACAGGCCAAAACACTTCTTAGTCCTAAACGTTTTATTGGCATGATTTCGGGGACCGGGGGTGGAAAAAGCTCCTGGGGACCGGTCTGGCTGTGGAATGAAATCCAGGGACGGGAAGATTCACCCGGCCGGGGTGACGGGGACTATTTAGTCGTTTCGCCTACTTACAAACTTTTGAATTTAAAAGTTCTCCCCGAATTTCTTCATCTCTTCAATGATGAATTGAAATTGGGTGAATGGAAGCCATCAGAAAAAGTTTTTTACACTCACGCTCCTTGGCCCGAGGCCCGAGTAGTTTTCTGTTCTGCTGATAATCCAGAGTCCTTGGAATCGGCTACGGCAAAGGCAGCTTGGTTAGATGAGGCAGGCCAAGACCAATTTAGGCTCCAGGCCTGGGAAGCAGTGCAACGCAGGTTAAATATTTATGAAGGAAGGGTGCTAATTACCACCACCCCATATAATTTAGGCTGGCTAAAGACCGAATTTTACGACCGTTGGCAACGTGGTGATCCTGACTATGACGTAATCAATTTTCCCTCCATCGCTAACCCCGCCTTTCCCCGCACTGAATTTGAGCGTATGCGGTCAGTCCTGCCTGCATGGAAGTTCCGCCTTTTTTATGAGGGGAAATTTACCCGGCCGGAGAACCTGATTTATTCCGATTACGTAGATGAATACGGGGGGCATCTAACAAAGGCATTCGATATCCCTCCGGAGTGGCCCCGTTTCGTGGGTATAGACCCCGGCCCGGTGCATACGGCCGCAATCTGGTTGGCCCAGGATCCCCAGAAAAATATTTTTTACATCTACCGGGAAAGTCTGCGGGGGGAAATGACCACCAGGGAACATGCCCAGAGGATTCTTTCTGAGGCCAAGGCCGAGAATGTGGTCTCCTGGATTTTAGGAGCCAAGGGAGAGAAGCAATACCGCATGGACTGGCGGGATGCCGGAGTGCCGGTGAGGGAGCCGGTGGTTGCTGATGTGGAGGCGGGGATAGACAAGGTAGTAGAGCTGTTCAAGACTAAGCGCCTTTTTGTTTTCGATACTTGCCGCATGCTGAGAGATGAATTAGCCCAGTATGCCCGGGAGACTGATGAGCGGGGAGAGCCCATGGAGAAGATAAAGGACAAGGAGAGCTTTCATTTGTGTGATGCCCTGCGATACGCCATTCAGGGCAAGGAAAGACAGGTGGGAATGGCATGGCTTTAATTGACAGGATAGCCAAACGTTTGGGCTATCAGAAAACTGAAATCAGGAAAGATTCATTAGTCCAGGATTTAACTTTTCGCAATCCCGTTCTGGCCTATGAAAAGCCTACGGGAATTGCTGATTTTATCGAGGTTTACCGCACCCATCCCTGGGTGAATGCCTGTATTGATAAAGTAGCCGCCGCTGTGGCCTCGGTTCCATTTAAACTCTACACCAAGAAGGACGAGGACATTGTGGAGGTTACAGATCATTATCTCCATCAACTTTTTGACTCTGTAAATAACTACACCACCGTCCACGACTTCTGGGAGCAGATGGTCATTGATCTGGAGGCAGCGGGTAATTTCTTTGCTGAAATCGAGTATGCCGGCTCCCGTCCCGTAGCCCTCCATCATATGCGGCCCGACTGTGTGAAAATTATTCCTGACCCCAAGAAAAGGGTGAAAGAGTTCGAATACACAATCAACGGTATGACTACCATCCTGCCCGCTGAAAATGTAATCCATTTATATTATTATGATCCTTCTTCCCCGCTCTGGGGACTTTCCCCTCTGACTTCCCTGGCCCTGACTCTGACTGAAGATTACTATGCCCGTGCTTTTAACCGGCGCTTCTTTGAGAATGACGCCACTGTCCCTGCTGTGCTGGAGACTGAAAAAGACCTTACCAAAGATGACATTACTTTGGTCCGGGAATCCTGGGCGGCTGCTCACCAGGGAGTAGACAGGGCCCACAAGATCGCCCTCCTGTGGGGCGGATTGAAATATCGGGAAACCGGGGTAGGGCCCAAAGAGGCCCAGTTCTTGGAGTTAATGAAGATGAACCGTGAGGAGATTTGTGCCGCCTTAGGTGTCCCTCCGGCAATAGTGGGAATCTTTGAATACGCGAATTATGCGAACTCGGAAGCCCAAATTAAGATGTTCTGGCAGGACAAAATTCTACCCCTGTTAACCAAGATCGAACAGATGATCACTGAGCAATTTATCCAGCATTTTGATCCTGCCATTTACGGCCAATTTGATACTTCCGGCATCCAGGCGCTCCAGGAAGATGAGGCTCGGCTCACTGATATTGATGTCAAGCTGGTCTCAAATGGCTTAGCCTTAACTAATGAGCGCCGTGCTCTACGGGGACTGGAACCGCTCCCCGGGGGAGATGTCCGATATGTTCCCATTTCCTGGGTTCCTGCGGGTGAGGAAGTGCAGGCCTCTAAATCAGCCCGTGGCAGTCTTCTGCTCAAGCTCAAACAAAAGGCCATCAATCGTATTTACAAAAAATTTATCCCCCGTCTCCGGAAATACTTTGAGAAGCAGGCTATACGAGCCAGGGAGCTTCTGGAAAGAGCAGTGGGCGAAAACATCGCCAAGACTGTAAATCTCCTTCCTCCTGATGAAGATGATGAGCTGGTAAAACTGCTTTCCGGTCTCTGGGTGCTTTCTGCCGAAGCCGCTTTTGATGACTTATCACAGGTAGCCACTGGCCTGACCTTCCCGAATATCGAAAATGTCTATTCCTCACTGGCCTCCCTTATCAAGGGTATAAACGATACTACCCGTAAGGCCATAAACGAGGTTCTGCAAAAGGGCTTAGAAGAAGGGCGCTCTGCCTATGAGATTTGGCACGGGGCCAAAGACTTCAAAGGAATTCTCGATGTCTTTACTGAGGCTTCTGACTACCGGGCTGAGATGATCGCCCGAACCGAAACCATGCGGGCCTATAACACGGCTTCAGTTCTGACCTATCGTGAAAATGGGGTCCAGAAGGTGAAAATTGTGGATGGCCAGTTGCCCACGAGTTGTGACGAATGCATAAGCAGGAATGGGGATGTCGTCGGCATAGATGAGGCCATGCTCATTGAAGACCATCCCAATGGAACCCTCTGCCTGATCCCTGAGGAATGGTAATGAGAATAGAAGAGATCAAGCCCAGCACCTTACGGGAAGTGGATAACCAGGAAATCCTGAGTTTACATCACAGAGTACATCAGTTAGCCCCCGCCGTGAGGAGAGATGGCCAGCACGAGGGACTTAACTGGGAAGACCTGGTCAATGCCCATATCTTCTTGGTGAATGAGATGGAGAGGCGGGGGATGAAGCATAACCCTCATGACGAACTGGACCAGGAGTCCGAACGCCTGAAGAAATCACTTTCTGAAAATTTTATGGAGTTGCCGGATGAGGTAATGGTGGTCCCCAATTTCGTCTGTCTGGTGGGTTCGGCG